TCATCACGCTGCCCTCAAATGGCCGTGAAGTTTCCTCCGATGGAACAACCTAAATACATCATCTTAAGCCATGAGCAGATTGCCTACCTAAGCGCGCCAATACGAAAAAAAACGAGATGAATAGCTCCGACAAGCTCATCATAGGCCCTCAGCCTGGGCCTCAGACGACCTTCTTGAGCACGACGGCTGACATAGCTTTCTATGGAGGAGCTGCTGGAGGTGGGAAATCATTCGGGCTTATACTCGAGCCCTTGAGGCACTTCAACAACCCAAAGTTCGGTGGAGTCATCTTTCGTCGATCCACGACCCAAATTCGAAACGAAGGCGGTATGTGGGATGAGAGCATGGGCCTGTACTTGCCATTGGGTGCCCATCCTGTTGAGTCATTCCTAGAGTGGACATTTCCATCTGGAATGCGTCAGAAGTTCGCCCATCTTGAGCACGAGAAAACTGTCTACGATTGGCAAGGATCCCAAATACCATACATCGGATTCGACGAGCTCACGCACTTCACTGAGAGCCAGTTCGTATACATGATGTCGAGGAACAGATCTGCTTCAGGTGTCCCGGGATACATTAGAGGCACGTGCAACCCGGACGTGAATTCATGGGTCCGTCAATGGGTGGATTGGTATATCGGTCCCGACGGGTTTCCGATCAAGGAGCACGCCGGCGTCATCCGATGGTTCATCCGTATCGACGACAAGATGATCTGGGGCAACTCGAAAGATGAGCTTTTATCAATATATGGCCAAGACGAGACGCCAAAGTCCTTCACGTTCATTCCGTCGAAGGTCGAGGACAACAAGATCCTCATGAAGAACGATCCGACATACATCGCCAACCTACGATCTCTTTCGCGCGTCGAGCGCATGAGACTGCTCGAGGGCAACTGGAACATTCGAGCGACGGCTGGAAACTTCTTCCAGCGCGGTTGGTTCCAAGTCATCGATCAAATACCCGATGGGTGGATCAAGTGCATTCGGTATTGGGACAGGGCCGCGACGAAGCCCAGTGAGACCAACAAGGATCCGGATTGGACCCGTGGCCTGAAGATGTACAAGTACGCGAACGGGACCTACGTCGTGGCTGACCTAAAGAGCATGCGCGACACTCCAATGAACGTTGAGATGCTTATCAGAAACACGGCGTCACAAGACAGCTATGCTTGCACGATTGGACTTGAGCAGGACCCTGGTTCATCAGGGGTTGCGGACGCAGGAAACTATGTCAGACTCCTAGCTGGATACGATGTCAGGATAAAAAAGCCTGACAAGGACAAGGCAACCAGGGCTCGTCCGGTGTCGGCACAGGCAGAGTTCGGAAACATCAAGGTTCTCAGGGCTCCATGGAACGAGGAGTTCTTTGCAGAAACAGAGAACTTCAGCGAAGATGGTTCTGGACACGATGACATCGTTGACGTGCTATCGGGTGCGTTCAATGAAATGGCTGAAGCGGGTACTTCCATACTCGACTTGTTCATGGGGAGAAAATAGATGGCTCGCAAAAAGGCCGTGAAGCGCTCGACGAAGCCCAAGAAGAATAGCGCCAAGATCGAGAATGACTGTGGACCGGCTGGGTATGGAAACATACCGCCTGGTTTCGCACCCATTCCATCAGGATTCCCGGGCGCTTGCCTCACGGGCCAGCAGATCTCAGACACGCAGACCCTATTCGACAACCTGAGATGGTACGTAATATCGAATGATAGACAGCTCCTTTCACAGCTATTTGTAGAGATCGGCCTCATACAAACCATTGTGTGCGTGCCAATCGACGATGCGCTTCGGGGAGGAATCACCTTCAAGTCAAAGCAATTGGACGAGAACCAGATCAAGGACCTTTCTATCAGCATGGACCGCGACGACGACCTCCAGACTTGTGGATGGGCCGCGAAGTGGAATAGGTTGTATGGCGGGGCTGGCATCCTCATCCTTGTGGATGACCAGGATCCCACCACACCGCTCGATCTTAATGCCATAGGCCCGGATACTGAAATCGAATTCCGTGATGTCGACATGTGGGAGTTGTTTTGGGATAAGCAAAACATCGAGGGCTATGACTTCGAGATCCAGTCCCAGGACTTCGAGTACTACTCATATTACTCCAAGGATTTGCACAAGAGCCGCGTCATGCGTCTCAAAGGCCTCAAGGCTCCCAGCTTCGTAAGGCCTCGCCTACGTGGTTGGGGCATGTCCGTAGTCGAGGCACTCGTGCGCTCGATCAACCAATATTTGAAAGCGACCGACGTGACCTTCGAGGTCATCGATGAATTCAAGGTCGACTACTACAAGATCAAGAATCTAGTGAATACGCTTTTGAATCCAAACGCTCCTGCTGCTGTCGCCAATCGCGTTGCAATGGCCAACTGGCAAAAGAACTACCAGAACGCCGTTGTGATGGACTCAGAGGATGAGTGGGACCACAAGGAGATGAACTTCACTGGACTGTCAGACGTCATGGCGGGTATCCGTATGCAGGTCGCGGCCGACATGCGCATGCCGATCACGAAGCTATTCGGAACGAGCGTCTCCAATGGCTTCAGCACTGACCAGAATGACATGGAGAACTACAATTCAATGGTCGAGGACGTGAGAAACAAACTGAAGTACGACATATTGCGGATTGCGGAGATTAAGTGCCAAAAGCACTTTGGTTTCATACCCGATGACCTTGAGATCGAGTTCAAGCCACTGCGCGAGCTCACGGCAGTGGACCAGGAGACCGTGAAGACTGCGAAGTTCAATCGTCTCCAAGAGGCTCTTACAACGGGTAGCATCAACATGCAGCAATACTTGGATGCTTGCAACAAAGGCAACCTTTTCGACATACAGCTAGACACTCCAAAGGACGGTCTCGACATCGATAACCCAGATATTGCAGAGGACGATGCGCAAGAAGAGCCAGATCGCAATCCTCAAGTTGACAAGGACATAGACGATCCTGGGGCCAATCGTGAAGATACGCGCAAAGTCGATGTTGGAGACGTTGAGGGGTCGAAGCTTGCCAAAAATGGGTTTCCGATTCTAAATGCCCTACGGAGTCTGTTTAATTCGGTCGCATATGAAAAGGCCGCATTCGAAGCTGAGCATGGAGAGGGTGAATACGATGACAGGGCCAAGTCCATGTACTCGCACCCATCGGATCGTGAGCTTTGGAGCGCGGCGGAGAGGGCGTCAATGAAGGCATACGGAAATATGAACTGGAAGTTCGCAGCTTGGTTCTACGAGAAGAACGGAGGCAAGTTCGAATGAACCCGATAATCATAAATCAAACGATGACCGTGGACGCGGTCACGAAGCTGTTGACCCTTGAGGCCTACCGATACTGGCGAGGAAACAAGACGGCGACCGCGAACTCACTTGGCATCAGCGTAAGAACGCTCGAAACATGGTTGGAGAAGTATGAGCAAGACGAACGAGACCAGCAACGAAGAGAATCAGAGTACAAGCTCGAGCAAGAGCGAATCCTCCAACGCCTCCGTGGAGAGCACGCCGGCGCCAGCACTGGTCCGTCCAAGCAAGACGGCAAAGATGCGGCTAATACCGGGCTTCGCCTGGAATCCGCTCAGAACCCTCAACAGGAATATGCCTTGCCCGTGCCTGAGCGGCAAAAAGTTCAAGAAGTGTTGCCTTCCGACGTTGCCCATGGCGGTAAGCGAAAACGAGGCTAAGCACCACCTAGAGCAAATGTCGAAGCCGGACTTGGTATTCATGACGGCCTACAACCAGGATAAGCTTAAGGAACTCATGGCCAACAGGGCCAAGGAGAAATCTGATGGGCAATAAACGATTATGTTTTTTTTCGCGTAGACCAAGGCTATGAGCCAGCAAGGCACAGCTACAGTCGTTGGTCAGACAGTAAATGGAACTGTCGTCGGTCAACAAAACACAGCTTCGTTAGGGGGAAATGTGTCTGGATCAATATCATTCAGCCAAGGCGATACCATAGTAATAAACCTGACTGCTACGGATGGCTACGGCAATCCATTTAACCTAACAGGGGCAACTTTTCAAACACAGATCTTGGGTCCCAATGGACAGGCCATCGCGACCTTCGCGAACTCCAAGCACTCTATCGTTAGCGCGTCGCTGGGCACTTACACGCTTACGCTATCCTCAACGGATACGGCAAGTTGCGGACTAGGATCGAACAAGGAAATCGTGACTCAGGTCACGCAGGGATCGAACGTCATATACTTCCATGGTCCAAACCTCTTGCAAGTTTTGCCAGCATTCCCTCTGCAATGATCGGCATTAGGATAAACCCAAACATTGGCATAGGCGATGCGATACAGTTCACTTCGCTTCCAGAGAACTACTTTCGTTCCACGGGCGAGAAGCTATTCGACCTCAACTCACATTGGGTGCTCGACTACAATCCTTATGTAATTCGCGGGGTCTACGACGGTGCTTTCGACAAGGTCATGGACCTGTGGGACTTGCATTGCAACGATGTCAAGGTCGCAGTCTACGATCGTACGGTGATGATGTGCAACGCCGAGGCCCAGCTCAGGCACTTCGATCAACGGATCAACATGTACCTAAACCGACCGCGCCTCTACCGATTCGAGGAGTATCCGTACTTCGAGAGGAAGCAGGTCTTGTTGCACGTGAAGGGAAAGAGCCATGGACAAATGCCAGAGAAAGTCGTCGAGCACGTGCTTCAAAAGTACGGGCACTCCGTTGCGCTTGTCGGACACGAGGATGATTGGCGATATTCTATGCCTCGACCCCACCATGTACCAACCAGCAATCCATGGGCGTTGGCCGAGGTCATCTCAAGGTGCAGGATGTTCATTGGAGTCGATTCGGGACCTTCATGGATCGCACAGTGCTATCCTGATGTGCTGGTGAAGAAGGTTAGGCTCTTTCCGAGTCCCCAAGACTTGAAGAGCTGGGTACCGCTCGAGTGGTGCAGGATCGGATCCCATTGGGACGATCGCTCCGCCTTCATTTACAACCCCTCGGAAGAGGACTGTGGGTTCACATGGTCGTACTTAAGGATATAGCGT